CAGCCGACGTATTCAGCTAAAATCTTGAAGCACTCGCTGGGATATTTTTCATTGAATCGGATAAGCTCTATTGTAGGTGCCCCACTTTTCACATTGGCGTAAGTAAAGCCCATACAGTATTTGTCGATGATGTCCTTGATGATATAATCCGGGGTCTTGGCTTCGTATTCTTCAATTACAACAAGTCTGTCTAATTGCCTGGTATAATCCACGCAAGACACGCGCCATGTATAAATATCTCCCACCCTCGGCAATTCTTCGATGTTGCTGACTGTGCCAGCGAAGCGAGTCTCAGCATCTTCTGTTATTAAAATTTCCTCGTACTCGCTCGGCTTGTCTCCGTAAACCGCAAATTGGCAAGTGTTTATTTCTGACGTGAGAACATGGGATACCTTAAGACTGCGTGGCAGGAGATCGTCGAGTCGTTCCTCGCCGCCTATTAACAATGAGTTCATGCAATCACCCCAGCGTCAATCAGCTTGTCATACAGTAGAGCCCATACTTCCTCTGCGTTGTTGCCGTATATGTTGAATATGTTTGTCCCATTAACGCCGGTTGGAATCACCGCTGCGCCTTTCGGCAAGAATACTTCTTCTGGCCCAGCTTCGCCGACCATAAACCTGCCGCCCCGGGCGACGTATGGTGTCCCTGTCGCGAGCCCTTGCAGACCAGATTCGTCATAATTAACTTCGATTGTAGCTCGTTTTGTTACTGCGTCGATGGCATTAGAAACAACACCTTTGACGGTCTGAATTGCTCCGATAATGCCGTTTATTACGCCCAGCACCTTTTCGAATGCCGAGATTGCTATATTGATTACTCCTATTACTACGTTAAAAGCTGTTTCGATTATTTTCCCTATTATCGGGAAGGTCGGTGCGACAAAATCATATAGGGCTTTCAGTATTGGTAAGAGCTGGTTTTTAAATAACCCCCATACCCTTTCAATAATCTTGAATATTGCTCCGAATACTTTTTCACCTATAGCTTGAATCTCTGGCCAGTTATCTTGTATCCATTCGTATATTTCTTTAATAATCGGCAAAAGGTAGTCGACAAAAATTTCACCGGCTGTTTTAACAAACGCCCCGATAGCATCAAAGACAGTACCCATAACCTTTTTGATTTGTGGCATATTGGCGAGTACCCAATCAAAAACAGATTGGAACATTGGCATAACACCAACGCCTATTTGTGTAACAATCGCGCCTAATGCTCTTTTTGCTTGGTCTATGGTGTCTGTGAATTTAACCCCGGCGTCTATGGCCTCGTCCCCTAACACTAACCCTAACTCTTGAGCTTTCGCGCGTAGTGCTTCGACTGATTCTGCCCCGCCGTTTAACATTGGAGCTAATTCCGTCGCTGATTTGCCTAGTAATTGCGAGGCCAAAGCCGTCCGTTCAGTCTCGTTTTCCATCTCTGATAATGCTAAGATTGTCTCGTTGAATAATACTTCTTGGTCTTTGAGATTACCGTTATTGTCCGTTACTGACACATTTAAGCGGTCAAACACATCCGTATATGTGGCTGTTCCTTGAGCGGCCTCGTCGGCGGCCTTAGATAACGTTTTCATCCCTGTTTGCAGACCTTCAATAGATGCCCCATTCTGGCTTAGTATGAAATCCCACTCTTGAAAGCTCTTCCTTGATACGCCTATTTTTTGAGACAGCTTGTCTATTCTGTCAGTAGATTCTGCCGCTTTTGTTGCCATGCCAAACAGCGCAGCACCACCGGCAGCAGCAGCAGCACCCAGCGCAACACCAAACTTCGCGGCAGTGGCAATACCTTTGCCGAGCGTGGATGCTACGCCTTGCGCCTTGCCGTCTATTTTGCTTAGACTTGAGTCTGCTTTGTCAGAGTCCACCATGATGCTTCCGAAAAGTTTAAACAATTCCACGCGCTACCACCCCTTCCCGAGCCTGCGCCGTATATCTTTTGATTCAGAAAGTATTTCATTCGTTGACCGCTGGCTTACTGGCCGCATAACCTGTTCAAGAAATGACTCAAATGTTACAAAATTATCCTTGCTCATGTATGGATATTTCGACAGCCACATTTGCCACAGATCATCTTGCGTGTCCATCTCTTCTGCCTTTCGCAGTAGCCTAGTAATAAGCGGAATCCGCAGAGTCATAACGTAATCAAAACTATATTTGCTGTGCAATAGATAGAGAGCGCGCTCATATCCTACAGCACAGCCGACTTGAAAAAATCCGTCAACTCTTTATCGCCAAGCATTTCAAATATGCTTTTTATGGTATTTGTTGGCGGCTGGGCTTTGATTTCATCGATTGATTGCCCTGTATGGATTGATAATATTTGATATACTTCTCTTTTTATCTTCGGTAAGTTTTTCACAACGAATTTAATCATGTTTTCGCCGGCTTCTTTTTGCATTTGTTCAATTTCTACCTTGCTTGCTCCGGTTACTTTTTTTGTGTTAGCCTTAATAAATGCCTTAATGTTTAGCTTTTCGTATATATCCACCACATAGGGAAGCATATCAAATGCTTTATCGGTATTCATAATCCTACCTCCTAAAAAACTAGGGGGCTATTTCTAGCCCCTATTTAGTAAACTCAACTTTCCAAGGGGGAGTTGTTCTGGCGTCTGATGTGTACGTGCCGGTGAATGTCAAGGCCGCTATTACTTCATCCTTATCCACCAACGACCAGTTGATGTTCTCAAGATTTATAGCGTTTTGCAGTTCGATATACACCTGGCGGCCGTCCGCTGTCTTACCGGTGAATGCAACGTAATTGTAATCAGCGTCGGCAATCTCCAATGTGCCGGTAAGTACATCCTTACCGGAGTCCTCTGTGTCAAGGTCAAGAGCTGGGTAAAAGCTTGTCATGTTTGTCCGTAGTAACTCTAATGCGTTAATCGTTAGTTTAGGTATCTCGCTTGTTGGTCTGATTCTGCCTTTGACAGGCCCATAATCCCCGTCAGCTGGCATGATTCTCATTTCACGCTCAACGGCAAACACGCCGCCACCCCTAACAAGAGCGATATCGGTCATTGCCAGTAAAGACGCGCCGATACTGAATACTCCATCGCCGAGAATTATATCGTTCTGGCTCATTTAATTACCTCCTTCGTAAGCTCGTATTTGATATACATATTTACGCCTCCTTAGGCGTGATTCTTTTTCGTCAAGTATCAACCGATTGTCGCGGTAAATAATTAACGCCAGATTATCAACGATAACTGACGTTCTGTGCAATGCTTGGTCTGCTTTATACATCATATCCTCCAGCGCGGTTGTGTCTGTGTCATTGTCCCAGCCGTCAACATCAAGCGTAAATTGTTCAAGGGTTCCGCTATCGAGCGAATAAGGCAAGTTGTAGACGAGATAAGGGTAGGTTGCGTTATTCGGCGCGTGTTCGTAGTGGACTTGCCCATGCACAGCCGCAAGCGTCGCACTAATGGCTACGCGTATCGCTGTTACTTTATTCATCGCTGTTATCCCCCTCGTTTTCCTCGTCGATTAGACTGATTGCCTTGAGTTCATCCTCAATAGCTGACAGATACTGGCCTTGAACCTTCTGTATTTCGCTGATGTTCTCGTGTGTTGTGTCGCGTAAAAGTCCGCGCTTGGGCTGGTTCTTGGTTCCCAACTCCTGATCTGCGCCATACCAGGTATTATGTTTTATCCCAATCAACAGATCGCCCTCACGCTTTCGCACCCAAAACTGAAACGCGTGCGGGATACGCTTGCCTCGTTTCATGCCCGGCAGTTTCCGAGCTTTATCGAGTATGCGACGCCGAATTAATTTGCCCGTATCTCGCAGTGCCGCCCTAACCAGTTCGTGGATGAGGTATTGGGCGCGGTCTACGTTAGATACATACTCGACGCCGCCCTTTTTAATTTTGATTACACTTTTAGGAACAGGCATTTAATCCACCACCAAGCCGGTACATACAAGCTCAACACATTCGTTTTTAGTCGGGTAGGTACGGTAGATTTTATATTCTTTGCCGTTAAACTCGAAAAGTTCTTCTTCGTTGTAGTCTATTTCTTTGATTTCGACAACCAATTCAGGCTTAAGCCCGGTTGCCATCGCCTGATAAAATTCAGCCCGCTTGACTCCTTTTTTGTTGACGTAGACATCGCGCTTAGTCTTGTTTTCAATCATGTCTTTCATGGTGTTTTGGGTATAAGTTACTGTTACCAACTTCCCTACATCGCGCCACATACTATCACGCCCCCGTCAGACTGATTGACACGGCCACGTTGGATGTTGTTACGTCAATGATATTGTCGTCGTCGTCGTCAGAGTCATAATCATCAGCGTGTACGTCATAAGAGTAATTGCTACCCGCGTGCGCGTAGAACACCGCTACTCCGCTGGCGTTTGTGTATTTGATTTCGCCGTTGAATATAACGGTTGCCTCGCGGATATTAGCCGATGTCACTGCATCTTTAACGGTAAAGGTAACGGTAAAATAGGCGTAATCTGTCGATAGAGTCAAGTGAGCCTTGAGCATGTCATAGCTTCGCATCAGTCGCTCGGCGTCGGGATTGTCATAACCAAAATTAGCTTTTACATAGGTGATAATAGCCCTTTTGACGAGCGTGTCAGTGTCGACAAGATTTTTACTCAATACTCCTGATAAACCGAGGTCAGCTTTGGCCGCCGCGATAAGGTCTGTTATTTCTCCGACTATTCCTGTGTTTGTTGTCGTTACTCTCAATGCCGCTTTAACATCATCGAGGATTGCCATGTAATCACCATCCTTGTAAAAGCGGGGCTTTATACAGCCCCGCCATTACTTTAGTTACTAGGAGGCCGCCGTTCCCTTCTTCACGCGTAAGAAGCCGTTCTTCGCGGTTACATTGCCGCCAGAGAAGATAACGCCACGGTGAGCAATCATGCCCTCCTTGAATTTATAATCTGTGGAGCGGGCAACTTCCAGATCGGAGAATATTGCCAGCGTGTAGTTGGACAGCGGGCCGTAAGCCATGCAGTAAGTTTCATCTGCGGTGTCGTCGTCGGATACGGCTCCACATGCGCTATTGATGATAAACGGAACGCCGTCGATAGTGCCGGTATTGCCTTTGCGCTTGATTTCATGCACACGTTTGGAGTCAGTGCCGCGAATTTGCGAAAATGCCTTGAGGTCTTTTTTATTCAGTACAAGTACAGCCGCATCCTCGACATCCTCATCCCCACCATAGCTGAATATGATTTCGTCGAGAGTTTCTTCGTTGATTTCGTCGATGTATACGTCGGTGTCAGCGTCAATCGCCGTTGCTGCATCATCAAAAATACCAACAAAGTGACCGGATGCGCCATCTCCAACAAGTATTTCTCTGGTAATTTTCTTCCGAGCAGCTACCGAGATTCCTTTCATGACTTCGGCGTCATAATTGGCCGCTGGCAGTTTAACAAGCTCCTCGGAGTCCTCGGCGTATGCGGTGATTTTGGTCTTATTGATTTGAGCATAAGCAAAGGTCGGTTCTGCTTCTGTCGGGTTTTCGCCCTCTGTGGTGTATCCACCTAGCCCGTAGCCGGCAAGGTAGGGTTGTTTAAAACTCTCCCCGCCTTTCATTGGCTTGATGTTTACCCTGTCGAGCAGGCTTGATACTTCGTTAAAGGTCGGCTTAATGTCTGTTGCTTGGTGAGCCGGAAGGATAACTCCCGTCGAATCAAGAGTGACAGACCTTTTTTCCTTGAGTGCCTTGCCGCGCTTTTCAGCTTCGGTTAAATCTTCGGGCTTTTCTGCAGGCTTTTCAATCCCGCGCCCTTCTGCTCCCGTTTGCAGTTCTGCCGCCATTGCAGCACGCTTTTCTCTTTTTTCGAGTTCTGCTTTTTCGGCTTGTAAGTCTCTTACTTCAGCTTCGAGAGCGTCAATGTCGCACTCTTCTTTGCCAGCTAATATCCCCCTGATTTCCGTCATTCTGGCTTCAATTTCTTGCTTTCTTTTCATCTTTATCCACCTTTCATTTTTTAAAGTTTAGTTAATAGGATTACCCGCCTCTTGCGCTCGTTCATGCTTGCCAGCTTTTCTCTTTCGGCCTTATCCAAGTCCAAAAGTGAGCGAGTGCTTATCGAGGTAGTATCATAAGCGGGAATGTCCACCGCTGACACGTCATAAAGTTTCTTGATTTTGCGGATTGTCCGCATGTGGTTTGCTGTATCATAAGCGGACTCGCGTACTGTATAGGCGTAGCTCATACGGTCGATATATCCACCCTTGATTTCTTCGTATAGCTTGCGCCCCTCTTCTGTTCCGTCGAGCCGTGCTTTGATATGCAAGCCATCTTCTTTGATTTCTAATTGCAGGGTCTTGTTGCGAGTACGAGCCATGACTTTCCCGCCATGATTGTAGTTAAAAATCACATCAGACATATCGGCCTCTACAAACGCGCCGTTGTCAACCTGTTCCTTGTATTCAACCCCGTCATACTCAAACAATACTGTTGGCTGGTTAAACGAGCAAGCAACCCCCTCAACATAAAGCTCCTTACCCTCTTCTCCACCTGCGCGTATTTCAAAATTGACAAACGATCTAAAGTCACGGCCTTTGCTTGCCAGCCCTTCAATTTTTTCAAGCGGGTTATTCATCTTCATCCCCTCCGTTTTCGTTTACTTGAACCGTATCTAACCGTCTTAAGGGCTTATCCCCGCCCTCGATAGGGCCGAGGTTCATAATGTACCGCCACTGGTTAGGCGTTAATGCTCCACGGTCAACCATCTGGACAAGTCGTAACTTGGTATTCATGCTTGCGTAAGCCAAGTTGTTAGCCTCAAAAACAATGCGGTTTTTGAATCCTCTCTCGCGTATACTAAAGAACGCCTTTGTAAAAGCGTTAGTTAGCTGTATAACAACTGGCTCTATTTCTGATTCATAAAAGGCGTTCCAATCATCCTCTGTGTATTTGTTCTGGACGATCCTGTCGTTGACTCCGAAGTAAGAAAACAACCGCTGAATTGCTTCTTTCATCTGCGCCGCGTTTGGCACGTAATTCTTATCTTCAACTTGCTTTAATTCATATCGTGGGTCTGATGGCACTGCGCCGCCTGTGTTGGTCAGTGTTAGGTAGTTTTTAGTGAACTCTTCTATCTGCATCTGTACGTCTTTAGGCTGCAGGATTGATTTGAACATCAATATCCACTTGATTACAGCCGAATTTTTGACGGCATTGACGACGCCCTGGTCTGTCGTGTTAATTATCTCCATGATGTTTTTTAGTGCTGTCGTTCCTGTCTCGCCGAAAAAGTCGTTATCGTTGAAGTCTTTGCGGAGGTGAATTATATCCTCATAAGGCGCGACGATGTATTTCCCGGTCACGAATCGGAACTTCAAAAACAATTCTCCGGCTTTTTCTATCAGCTCGACACTGTTATAAGGTATCGG